TTTTAACTCTTCTTCTTTTTGTTTAGCTAGTTTAGATTCTTGAAAAATTCTTTCTTTTTCTTTAACATCTAAAGCTTTTAGAGTTTCTAACTCTTCTTTAGCTTCAGTATCTAATTCTAAATCATCTTCAGCTCTAGCAATTAGTTTTTCTACTTTAGCATCAGAGAAACCTCTTTTTTTATAAGCTGTCCTAAGAATGGTTTTACAATCTTCAGTGTTATCTAAATCTAATTTGTCATAACTAGTGGTATCATTTACCTTTACAAATGAAGATAAGTCTTTACCACCTGTTTCTACAATATATTTAAACAAATCTCTTGCGTTTCCAATACCAGGAATTTCTGTATTAGGTATTCCTTGATATATACTATTAAGTGCTGCTTGATTGCGTAAAATTTCTGAATCTTGTACAGCTTTTTCTAAGGATTCAATTTCATAGTCATCAGGAAGAAATAATGCACCAATTTCTTTTAAAGATTTAACTCTATCTAAGAGTTCTTTGTCATCATCTGATAAAGTATCATACTCATTTCCTTCATTTTCAATATCTGAATCAGTATCTTCTTCAGTATCTTCTGTAGTAAAATCTATTTCATCTTCTTCTACTACTTGTTCTGTTTGTTTTTTTTGTTTAGAGACCTCATCTTCCAATAATGGTACGTTTTGATTATCATCAAAAAGGTCTAATGTGATTGTGTTTTGTTCCATATAGGTGTAAAGTTAATAATTTTTTATTTATTATTCAAACTAGTTTTTAAAGATTTTTCATGTAACTATAGCCAAAGTATTATAAATCTTTATATTTTTTCTTAAAATCTTTGTAAGATACACTTCCACCATAACCATATTTGATAGGTTTATCACTTTCTCTTGTTATGTTACCTCCATTTTGTTTTTTATCTATTTGAGAAGCAGCTCCTAGACCTATTACTCCAGGAACTAATGTTTTATATATATTAGGATTAGTCATATCAAACATTCCATTATTACCTATTGCTGATTTAAGTTGTTTATTTGTAGGAAACACTACTTCTCTTGCATCATACCAAGGTCTTATATTTTGAACACCTGTAAGCTGATCACTTATTGCTGCATCATATTCTCTTAAACTTTCATAGGGAGATAGTTCTCCTTGCCAGTTCCTATCCCTGTGAAAATTAAATAGATCTCTACCTTTATTTTCATTTATTAGTTGAGAACTGCTTATGGGATTATTTGCTTGTCCGTATAATTCATAAACTGTAGGCTCTATATCTCCTTTATGAAATTTAGCAGAAGATACCGCATAACTATTAGCAGTTGTTTTAGAGGGGCTTGTATAAATTCCTTTCCCAGAATATCCAGAATCTCCCAATTGAAATTTAGATTCATCAAAAGTATCAAACTTTTTAGCAGAACCATGGTATTGAATAGTTGGTGAACCATCAGGATTTATTAATTTAGAATTACCAAAAGCATTTTTAAAGTTTTGACTTTGTTGTTGTACAAACTGTTCAGGAGTTCCTTGAAATACAGAACCATCAGGATTTTTCATCCATGTACCATTAGCTTTAGCTTGTTGTTCTATTGCATTATATTCCTGCATTAATTGAGTATTTTCAGGAATTTCTTTATTCCATTTACCCCAATTTATTTCTGAGTTAAATCCTTTTTTAGGAATTTCTATTGGTTTATATCCTTTTAACCAATCTTTTTCATACAATTTTAAATTTGTATTATTTATTTTAATTGGTTCTTTAGGTATAGCTATATTATTATCAAATGAAAAAGATCCTGGAGGATTATGGTGCATTTCTATGTCAGATACTTCTGCTACATATTTACCCTTATAAGGGTTATTTTTATAATAATCTTTATCAAAAATAACACCTTTAGAAAAGTAAGGGTCTTTATACATTAAAGATCCTTTTTTATTTAAATTATTAGGGTTACTTCTTAATACTCCACTATTTACTAAATCATCTAGCCCTTCTTCATTTCCAATTATTCTATAATAAGCTTCAGAGTTAGGTTTGAAAGCAGAAGGGTTTAATTTATAAGCATTAGGTAAATACTTATTACCTAAATTGTTAATTACTTCTCCTGTACCAGCTAAAGGATTTACAAGATTATTAACAAAAGGTTTCAATCCTTGTGTTCCAATACCTGCTACAGCACCTGTAAATAAAGGACTTGCTACACTTAACCCTGCTTTTAAATAATTACCTTCTTTAATATCTTGTGGTACAGAACCTAAACCTGAAGTCATATCACCTATCATTTTTGCAGGGTTAATATAGTCTAAACCTTGCATATAACCTGATAATGTAGGATAATCTTTAGGGTTTCCATATTTAGAATTCATTGCTAATGAAAACTTATCTCCTGTTGATTGTGTTTGAGTTTGTAAATTTTTTAATGATAATGGTTGTTTTTGAGCATCTATTGATTGTTTAAGTTTGTTTTGTCTGTTGTTATATTCTTCTTCTAAATGTTGTTGATTATATTTTTTAGTATATTCAGCAGCTTTTTTTAGCTCCTCAGTAGATAGTTTTTTATTACCTGTTGTTATTGAAGAATTATTTTGTGTTTGAGTTATAGGTTGAATATTATCAATACCTTTACTCCATTCAAATTGTTGTCTCCCTCCATTAGAATATTTCTTTAATGAACCTCCATTTCCCATAGTCTTTAAAAACTTACCTGTTTTACTATCAAAGTAGTCCATCTTTCCTTGACCTGCTTCTTGTTGTTGTCTAGGTCTTGTGAAATAAGTACCCTTTTTTAGTCCAATAGGGTCGAATTCTAAGTGTTGTTCTTTGTGTGGTAAGTATTGTTGTTCTTGATTTAATGTGGTTATATTTTCTTTTGGTCTATCTAATATTATTGGTTGAACTGGTTTTTTAAATAGTGATGCATACGCAGTATATCCTGATGGAAATGTTCTATTTTGTCTAGCTTCTACTGCTGGAAACTCATTATTTAACCTATTTAATCTTGAGAGAGCTTGGTTTGTAGGGTTATTTGTATTTAATAATGTTCCTGTGTAGTATCTGTTGACTTCATTTGCATAAGTATTTTCATTTGTACTTGGATTTATTAATAAATTTCTCATACGTTCCCCATCATTGTGTATAAACATACTATCTCGATAAGCTTGTTCTTGTCTTGGTGTACCTATAATAGCAGACCTACCTCCATTAGGGTATTTCTTTATTGAACCTCCATTTTTAAGAGTAATCGTAGTCTCATCTACATAAGGGGTAGATAATCCATAATGTCTAGCTTTGTCACTTCCATTTTTAAAATTAAAAATTTCTTCTGTAGGAAATTTATTATAAAAAGAATTTCTATCTGTTACACCATACCTATTTAGAAATTTATTTTCTTGATTATTTAAAACTCTGGCATCTCTATCTAACCCATCTATAATATCATTGTTATAATAGTCTCCATTAATATTTATTATATCATCTTTGATACTACCACCTTTACCATATTTCTTCACTTTAGATTTAATCTTCATTACTCAAATGTTAAAACTTTTTTAAAAAATGGTTTTAATTCTTTTACTTTACCTGAATCTATTGTAAATGTTGTTGTATCTTTAGGGGAATAATAAACATATGTTCCATCAGGAAGACATAAGTGATAAGAACAATCTTCTCCATAGTTATCTTTACATTCTAAGACATAAGTTTTATCTTTACATTTAAGATAGCCTGGTTGACAAATAAGAGTAATAGGTAATGATTCTAATGTAATAGAAATACTTATAAGTAATATTGTTAAGTACGTTTTCATTTTAAAAATCTCAATTTGTATACAGCTTTTACCATAGTTGCTATAAGTTCATCAATAATATTTTGTAATGGAGAATTTTCTTTATTAAAAACTACATACCTATATTGTTCAATACCTTGGAGATATTTTAAAACTACAGGTAGTGCTTCTTCTAAATCATAAATTTCAATATCTCCTGAAGTATATTCAGATATAATCTTACCATAGTATCCTTGATAAAATTCTACTATTTCATCTATATGGTCAGGTAATGCTTCATATAGTTCATTTAGAGCCATATGTTTTGCATATGACCCTTCTCTTTCTGCTTGTAAATGGAGCATATGAGTAATATTTCTAAAACTCATTAACTCACTTACAAAATCTTCTACTTTTGTTATTTTTCTCATTTCTTTTTAGCTGCTGGTTTTGGTTTAGGTTTCATTTTTGCTACTTGAATTTTAGTTGCATTATCTTTATCTGTCATTTGTAAATCTTTATCTTTCATTTCTTTTTCATGTTGCATTCTAAGAGTGTCATTTATTTGATTAGCATTAATTTTATCTCTTTCAAGTCTTTCTTTAGATAAAATCTCTCTTTCTTTAATTTGTGCTGCTAAAAAGTCAGGTTCTCCATCAGAGTTAGCATCTAATTCTTTTTGGAATTTATATACTTCCATTGCAGCTAATTCTTTCTCATGTTCATACTTTCTTTCTTGCATATCCCATTCATGAGTTTGTACATCTTCTCTTGCTTCTATTTCCATCTTCATGGCTCTTTCTTGTGCTTCAGATTTATATTTCTCTTGTTGAGCAGCTAATTCATCACGTTGTTGTTCAAGAGCTTTCATTTCTCTTTCCCATGCTTCAGCAGATGTAGCTCTATATAAGTTCATAACATCAGTGGCTTTAGTTCCATTTTGAAGTAATTCTAATGCTAGTTCACGCATTTTATTTAAAGCCTGATTATCTGTTTCATTATCTGTAATAAATATACCTAAATCTTTTCCTATAAACTGGTCACCATTAAATTCAATTACTTTCCTACTCATATCACTTAATACAATAGGAATGTGTTTAACTTCATCTTTCCAACAAAGTATTGTAGTTTCAAGTAAACTAGTAAGAATTTCTCCCCAAAGTAAATTGTGTGCTGTAAATACAGGTTCTGTAATATGACTTGATTGTACAATAGCTGATTGATTACCTGTTACTGATTCATATTGAGAGGTTTGTCCTTCTCTTTGTCTTGTAACACCAGCAACTTCTCCAATTTGCTCATCTAGTGCATTTAAGATATTAATGTATTGTGCAACGTGTTGCATAGTACTTCTTTCTACTTCATATACACCTTTTTGTCCACTAATACCTACTGGATTACCTTCATTATTCTGATTAGGGTCATAGAAGTTAATCCCTAATTTATTATAATACATATACTGCTCATTAGTAAGTTTCTTAGGAATCATACTCATGTCAATATTTATCAATGGAGGAGCATCAGCAGCAAGAATTTGTTTCATCTTGTGCATTACAATGAAATATAAGTATTGGAAAGGTTTCATTCTATCCATAGTACTAATATTAGCAGAATTGGTTGCATTGTAAACTAAACCGTGATAACCCAATTTAACTTTAAAAGGATTTTCCAAACTTCTATATTGGAAAGGTTTAGGTCTTACATTTACATAAATATCATTAGCTATTCTAGTAGCTTCCCATACTTCAGGTATCCAATTCCATTCTAGTTCTATAAATTGTTCTGTTACTTCATCTTGAAATACATACTTAACTTTATCTTCACCATTTTTATCTGTATATTTTACTTTCTTTGCAGAACTAGGTAATTTATATTTTTCATCTACTAGTTTTAGATTCTTATCACCTTCTTCATTTATAATGTATTTAAAGCCTACTTTACGCTGACTTCTCCATTCAACATGAACTACATCCACATCTGTAGATAATGAGCTTCCATACTGTCCTAAATAGCTTGTAGCACTACTAGTACCACCCTTAGTCAATCTCCAATCTAAACTAAGATTTAAATCTTGATAATCTAATTCTTTACGCAAGAAACTATCTGTAATACCATAGAGGTTAGTTGTAGTGTAAAGAGATTCTAATTTGTCTTTTTGCTTATCTGAAAGTGAATCTTGATATTCATCAAGTACGTCTGCAAGTGTCATTCTAGTTCTATAACCTGCATAGAATCCATCTTGAACATATTCTGTTTCAGCACTCTTTTGAAAGAAGAATTTAACAGGGTTAAGTAATTTAACTACAGGTTCACCATTTATTACACCTATCCATGCAAATTCTTCACCTGCAATATGTGTATGTTTAAATCCAAAATTCTTTAGTTTTTTAATGTCTAGTTTATGAAATAAGTATTGGAGTATTTCATCACTCATTATTTCTGATGCTGCTCTCCAATCAGTTTGCATATACTTTTTAATCTGTTCAGGATTAAGTAATGCATTAATTTTCTCTTGTAATTCTTGAGCTTGTGCTTGTTTCTCTTGAGCTTCTTCCTCAGGGTTTTGTTGCGCACCTTGTTCCTGTCCTTCATCTTTAGCTTGTTGCTGTTGTGAATATTCTGCTTGTAATTTAGAGATTTCTAAATCTAAACTTGTTTGTAAATATTCACGTAATAGTTTAGTTTGATGTCTATTGAATTCAATAGAAGCATCACCATTAACTAAAAATGATTTATAGTTAAAAGGTCTTTTCCATTCTTCACCTATAAGAACATTGATTTTATTGTATGTCTTATTGTAAGGTTGAATAATATCTTTAAATTCTTCACTAGTAATTCCAAATGGATTACAGTCCTTTTCAAAATCTTCTTGTTCTATTTGGTTATTATACAACTTATAGTTTACAAGTTTACGCTTTATATCCGTATGATATGTACCCTCACCTGAAGCTTGAGTACTGTATATACCTAAAGTAATAGCATCTATACAGTCTTTACCCCATTTAAAATCATCCTTTTTCTTTTCATCATAGGATAACCTTTGTCTAGGTAGTTTAATTGAACTTTGCATGTTTTCTTTGTATTGATTTGTTTAAGAAATCCAAGATATTTTCCTCTTGTATTTTTGTTTCTTCTTTATATTTATTAAATGTTTCCTCTAACCCTACTATACAGCCTGTAAAACCCATTACAGAGTCAAAGTTTCCTTCAAAGTCAAAAGCAATCATTTCTTCTAAAAGTCTGGTATCACGTATCATGTGTAAATTAAGTACTTGTCTACCCTCAACTTCACCTCTTACTTCTAATAACCAATCTCTTAAATATTTAATTGCTTCTTCTTTAATAATTTTATTTCCCATAGGATAACCATATACTAAATTAGTTATGATTTGTCCTTGTTTTTTAGATAGAATCGTTTGTGGCTGAGTAGCTAAAAGGTTAAGTTTCTTTCTTTTTTCAAAGTATTCTTTAACGTTACCTACAGCATTTTCAAAATAAATCATTCTGTTATGATTACCATACCACATTGCTAGTTTCTCTAATAACTCATTGGTTTCTCTTCTACCTAAAGAAGGTCTACCTATATAGGTTGCAACTAGTTGATTACCTCCATACTGTTTAAAGTATTTAGGTGTTTTTAATACATGTATTGATGCAAATGACAAACCATCTTCATCTGTTTTAACAGGGTCATGCCCTATTATATACAAACCTTCAGGAACATTACCATTTATATCAGTAATAGGTTCCTCGTATACTATAAGTGCACCTTCAGTGTCTTGATTCTTAGGTGTTGGATATACTGTAATAGGGTTTAATCTCATAGACAAGTCAGGTGTAAACTTAACACCTCTAGGACTATTAGCACTAAAAGTTAAGTCACCTATAATTTCACCTACCTTTTTATTTCTATCATTAAGTAAATCTCTTCTCCATTCAGATAACTCACCAATAGGTAAAATGTTACCTTTTCTAGTCAAGAACATTTCACTTGGTTTAAGTGGGTAGTTCATTAACTCTGCTTCATACTGGGTCGAATCTTTACTTTTTCTTTTACTTTCACGTCTTTCTTGATAAGCTGCTATAGCCTCATCAAGTTTTGTATTACCATTCTCATCTTTAAATTCAAAAGATGTATAGTATGCAGGAATAAAGAATCCAATTTGTCCACTATTTTCCCATACATCATCATACGATACAATATCATAAACATCAGGATGTGTAAACATTTCTCTAGATTCTTTTACTTTTTCCATATCACCTGATGTACCAATATAATGCATACAACCAACTTTAATAGTTTCCTTTTGTGTTGTTGCAATATTTGAACCATGTGTATCTCTTAACATTGGATGTAAACCTGCTTCTTCTACTAATACATGTGAATATCTACCCCCTGCCGCAGCAGTAGGATTATCTTTATATACACTATGTACTATCTTACTTTTACTTCCATATTTTAACCATCTACCATTTACTTTCTTTTGATACTCATGTGTCCATGGTGTACCTGCATTATTAGGTTTTAAAGAACCTGACATACTTTTAAAGAAAGGATTTGGTTCATAGTCATCTGAATATTCATTACCCCAAACACCTAATTCTTGGTCTGTTGCAAATGCATTCATACAAGATTCTATTTTTTCACAAAGCTCTGCACTTTTATTTGATTCCCAAGAACCAATATTTAAGTGAATTTCATCAGGACTAGTTCTACTTTTATCAGTATATTCTTTAGCACCATCAAAAACTAACTCATGTAAAAATACACCTAGTCCATAAAAGTAACTTTTACCACCACCCCTTGAACCTAATGTAAATGTATTCTTAGCTTCATTTCGATACAAAGGTAAACCTAAAGGAGTATCATGAAGGTTTCTTAATAGATCACGCGCTTCTTTGTACTGCTTTAGATTACCATCTGTATCATAACATGTTATATCTTTAGGTTTAACTTTAGTCTTACCATCAAGATACTTTTTTAATGATTTACTTGCTGAATATATATTGTCATCTTTGAATCCACTGAAACCTTTAGCTTCCATAACCATATAAGCTAATTCCCACATTAAGTCTGTAAGAATAGGTCTAATGTTTCTTCTAGATTTATTATCAAAATCAAAGTCTAGAATTCTAGTAAAGTTTACATAGAAATAAAGATAAGGTGGCATATATCTATATTTACCAAAATCACTCCCCCATTTACCTTCAATACATAACTTCTTTTGTGTTCTCCAAAAAGTAGTATATTGTGTAGTATCAGGATGTAACTTAGGTATATCTATAAGCCATTCTTGTCTATTACTTATTCTAATGTACTCCATTAAATTTCACCTTTTTCTGATTTAGATTCTTTTCTTCCACCTTTAATTTGAGTTTTTGTTTCTTCTTCCATCATAGTCTCCTTAACTAAATTATACTGTTTCCATATTGCAGGTGTATCTGCCATCATAGCATCCAACATTTTCCAACTCTCATCTGTATACTTAGTTTTACTTATGAATTTTTCTCTTTCTTCAAGTTTAGTTTCCCAATCTCTAAAAAGCTTCTTTGCTTTAGATAGGATTAAAGATTCATATTTCTCAATTAAAGTTACTTGACTTTTAAGTTTAGGATTGAAATCTGGATTATATATCTTAATTTCAATAAGTTTTTCTTCTTCTAAAAGTCTATTAAACTTAGATTTAATAGGGTCTACATATAGAAATATAGACCACATTAATCTAGAACTTTCTGATTTACCTTTTGACTTATCATTGTTAAACAAATCAGCAAATACATTAAAGTACTTTAGTTGAGGATTCTGTTCCCAGAAATTAGAATCAATATCATAATTTTCTAACAAATCCATTATTTAATAGTTAATATCTGTTTTCTATTTCTAGGACCAAAGCTTACATGTACCCAATCAGGTTCTTTATCTGTACCAAATTCCCAAATAAGTTGGTCAAATGGAAGTTTGAGTTCAATTATTTTATTGAATAGATATGCATTTCCTTTTCCTGGACAGATTAAATCTACTGCCTGACCTGTTAAATGTTGTGATTTAGCTTGACCACCAACTAATCCATTTACTTTAGGACATCTATACCCTGAAGATACTGTAAGGGGTGTATCTACAGCATTTCTTAAAGGTTGAATTACTTCTCTACAAAGATTAGTTAAATTATTAACTACTTCTTGAGGTGGTTCAAACTGTTCTGTAACTTTAAATCTACTTGCTGCTTGACTATGTAAGAATTCATATAGACTAAAGTTTTTACTTAATTGTTTATCTTCTATCATTTGTGTTTTATATTTACCATTTTCCTAGTGGGCATTTTTTTGTTGGTGAAAGTACAGCAGCATTTAAGTGACAACCACAGCCAAATGTAACTTCACCTGTTTCAATGTGTTCATTACTTCTATTTGTAGAACAAGAGTTATTATCTCGCATTGTACAACTCAAGCAATGTCTGTATCTAGTTTCAGCAATAGCTTTGATTTCTCCATCTAACAAACCTATTTGGTCTTTAGCTAAATTTACAAAACCATCTTTTATCTGACCTAGTTGATTAAAATTCATAGTTAATAGCTTTCTTTTCAATCATATTTTCATTAATGTTAAAGTAGTTATCAAAGGCATATAAACCTTTATGATAGAACTCCTGTGTGTTTAAGAAGCATATTTGTTGGTCTAATGCTACACCGAATTTTAAATCTACTACATCTCCTACTTGAAACTTATCTTTAAATGCATCTGAGTATTTACCTGTCATATTAACAATTACCCCTCTACTGATGAATTGTAAGAAAGCTTCATCTTCTTTCATACGACCTGATTCTTTATCTGTATATCTTGTCATAATAGGTTTCTTAGTTGTAAGAATTCCTGTTTCTACATATGGATTGTGTTTGAACAATCTAATTAAGAGGTTATTACCATTTAATACTACATTTTTACATTCATCTGTAATTTCTTTTAAAGACTGATTATACTCTTTAATTTCTCTTTTATTACGTGTAATTGTAATATCATTCTCAACATTCATCTCAGCTTTCATTAATTCTTCTTGCATTTTATTATTGATTGCTGTATCTAAGATTATATTTGATGCTTTAATGTCTTTAGCATCTGTCATAAATATATTTTTTCCTTTTGGTTTACCAGACATTTGTCCAGTTTCATGATTGAATTCCATATCCTTTTATTATTGTTTTTTTGTTTATTAGGCTTACTACATCTTTGTAGTTCCCTTCAATTGTTACCCATTTATTTTCATATCTGGAGTAAACTTCACATTTGTTTTTAATTATTCTACCATTATCATTTATTACTTCTTTCACTTCTGAAATTTCATAAACATTACGACAGAACCATTTCTTTTTTAAGTTCTTTCTTATCAGAACTAAATCAGCTTCTCCTTTGTCATTAATAACTTCTTTGTATATATCACATACAATATTAAACTCATGTTGCATTATAATAAAGTTTTCTCATAAGAGATTTAAACTTTCTATCTGTTATTAACCTAGAATTTGATTTTGTTGTACGAATACTTTTAATCTTATGTTTAATTAGATATGTTGGTATTGAGAATGTTCCAAAGTTATTAATGAAAACATTTTTACCTGTATCTAAACCTATTTGTATACGTGTTTGTTTAAAAATAAAGTTTTCTAAATTGCTAACAGTATTGACATTTACATTGTGTTTAGATGCTATCTTCTGATACAATTCTAATAGTTTTGTCTGACTCTCCATCTATTTCTATATTCAATCCTTTGTATATATCAAGAGGTTCAATATAATCCAATCCTAATTCTTCCCTTAATTCACTGTAGGAATATGTGTCTAAAACTAGTATGTTATATTTATTTCTGTTTCTATATTTCTTCAAAAGAATGTCTATTTTATCTCTTATACTACTCATTTTCAATTTTAAAATTAAACTCAATTGTAAAATTCTTTGATTCTAATGCTTTCTTAAAGTAAGATTCTATTGTTGGATGTAATGAATAGATTTTATTAGTTACTTGTATATAGTTCTTATTTTTAAGGTTAGTTAATGTTGTCCTTACATTTTGTAATGTAATTTGTAATTTCTCTTTAACTATTAGTTGCTCTTTAGTTTTAAATTTTAATTCTTTGAAAGTACCCTTAATAAGTAGAAAATGAACTAATATTTGTATTTCAGATTTAGTTAATCTAGCTTCAGGATTTGATTGTACTATGTTTAGTATATCAAAAAATTTAATGTAAAACTCAAGTTCAGAACAACTATAAGTCTTACTTATCATTTCTTATAATACTTTTTACTTCAACTTCAATTGTTTGTAATTCTCCTAGGTTACAATTGGATTCATTGAATCTTTTCAATATTTCTCTTTTACCTTCTAGGTAGGCTAATCTTTGTGCTCGAAACATATCACTATTTATCATTGATAAGGTTTCAAACTTTGCTTTAGATTTATCCTTTAGATAATCTAGGCTTACTTGTGGAATAAACATGTTCTTTTATTTGTTTAACTATATGTTCTACTAAATAGGCTTGTATTTCCTGTGTAGAACTCTTCAATTTGATTTGTGCAATTTCTAGTATGAACCAACTTAAATGTACAGATTCATGTATTACAACTGAGTTATTATACTTATTAGGTAATAACATGATTAGTATATTGTTACTTTCAGACTCTAAATTAGCACAATACCCTATAGCATTATCTACTATAGTAGTATCTATTTGATAACTTCCTATATAATCTTGAAACTCTTTCTTATTAGTAAAGATTGTTACATCAAAATTAAATGGTTGTATCTTTATTGTTTTAGGCATAATATCCCCTTTAACATTTTATTTTTTAAAATGATTTTTAATTTATTTAGAAACTTCAACTTTGAGCCAGTGCTAGTATTTCTACTTACCTAGGGATAATAAAACCTCTGTTAATTCAGAAGACTTATTACTATGTCTAATCTATCCCAAACTCTGTTTATATTCTAAACATTTGTGTCATTAGAGGAGAAAACCTATTTAGCTATGTTAATTTGCTTTTACTAACCCTCTGTCTATGCTTAAAGTTGCTAGTTCTTTTAATAGTTCTCTTTAAGCTGTAACAGGTAATACTGTATGACAATGCAAAGATACAAAATATTTATTAAAATTCCAAATTATTTTTGATATTTTTTTATTTTTTTTGAAAATAGTTTAAGTCTTTTAAGCGAACAACAGATGAAAAGATTGGAACTTGGTTCGTGGGAGTTTGAAGAATGTGATGATCAACTTTTTGGAATTGAAAAGATTGAAAATATATTTAGCGGTTTAGAGTTTGGAAATGTTGATAAATATTATATAAGTGCTGATATTGCTGCACAAGGAAAAGATACAACTGTGGTGGTAGTTTGGAAAGGATATAAAATAGTTGATATAAAACAATTTAAAGAACCAGACACTTCTGAAACTGGTAAAATTATTCATAACTTAATGCAAACATATAAAGTTCCAAAAAATAATGTAATTGTTGATG